CCAACTGTTACATCATTATTTGTGGTATCTACTATAAATACATCACCACCATCTGAGGCTTTGCGTACCAACAATGCTTCTGTATTAGTTATTTCTACAACTTGTGTGCCTTGTACTATTTCATCAAAGCTAAGTGAACCACCGCCAGATACTTGAAGGTCGCCACTTACTACTAAATCACCATCTATCGTACCACCATTACCAAAGTCTTCAACTATGGCTTTTATCATTGTGCTTTGCATTTAAACCTCTACTATTCTTACTGCACCAGTAGTAGTACTGGTTGAATTATAATTAAAATATATCACACTTGCTGATCCCAAGCCTTTAGGGACAGTTAAAAATGTTAATGTGTTTTTGGGTAGTATTAAATCATTAGAAGCATTTACATCAGTTTGAGATGTACTGAAATTAAAATATATCTCTACAGCTGAATAAACGCCTAGAGTTGCTGTTGGTAATGCTAGTGATTTGTGAGTTGTATTTGCTACGTCAGCTGAACTTCCTGCTGTTCCAGCACTCGATACTGTCCAGCTTCCTCCGACCGTTGCATTTAATGCCTCTTGTACTGAATGTGTATGTAAGTCTGCCATTTTACTTCCTTCCTAAGCCATGACAAAGCGTGAATGGATCGTGCTTTATCTATTTATTTTTTCTTTCTAGTAACTTTCTTAGCTACTTTTTTTATTACTTTTTTAACAGATGCTTTTTTAACAGGTTTTTTATAGGGTGTAGGGTTGCTTTCGCTCATTACCCTTATATACCCTTGACTTTCAAGTTGTGCAAGCTTTTCAGGGTGTTTTTCTAAAACGCTATCTTCTAGCCTTTCCATCCTGTTTGTTTTTTTCTGTAACCAATATTGCATAATAAATCCTTGTAATACTAAGGGCAGAGCGTAAACCCTGCCCCTAGCTTTAGTTATTAGTCTACGTTGGTAAACTTAACACCTTTTTTATTATCAGAATCATCTAATAGTTTAGCACCATAGAGCATATCTGCTACTATCTTAGTACCTAATGCGTCTATTGAATATTCTGACTGAACTCTAACATCTGACTGAATAGCACAAACTGCCGCAGACTTATGAAAGATTGCTCCTGCAATTGTGGAGCTTGTTCCAGCTGTTGATACAGTATTAGACATATACACATCAATACCATATAATGAACCAACCATTCCAGATCTTAGACCTCTGTTGCCTTCGCCTACTGCATCATTTCTGATAAAGTATTGGGCGATACCAGCAGAAGGATTAAGAATGTCTGCAAATAGAGTTGGATTTACAACCATAGCACATTCGCCATCCATGTAAGGGACATCGTTTTCGCCAAGCGTTGCTAAAGCTGATTCAAATACTGCAGCTGTAAGGGTGTCGTCTGCACTTAAAGCTTGTGATTGATTTAAGCCATCTAACTCAGACCATATATCTGCGTCTACTTGTCTTGCTAAAGCTTCACCCATCATTCTTGTGTATTTCTCCACTAGATCGGCTTCTGCTTGTATTAATGTAATATCCTCGAAAAGCTTTGCAACATACTTATGTTTGTTCAAAGACAGTTGAGTTTCTGTGGTTGCAGTTGCGTCATAAGAAACATCTGATCCAGCAGATTTATCTGAAGCACTAATAAGACTAATCTCTGGAACGTGAACTACGTCTCCAAAACCTTTAGAACCTACTAATGCACTATAATCTTCAATCAAGCCACGGAATACAGTCTTTCTTTCAAAGAACTTGTAGATACCTTCCGACCAAATCTCAGGAATGAAATGCTGGTCTGTGGTATTTGTGACTGGACTACCTTGATAATGTTTAGCCATTTTTTAATTTACCTTTTTACATAGCTTTGAAGAATAGATCCCCAATTTGCTCTCCGTTCTTCGGCATTCATCTCAACCCAATTTTTGTTAGTTGGATTTGTTGCTCTTGCTGGGGTAGAACTTGTATCAGGGACATCTTTTTCTTTTACAGCTACTTTTTCATTAATTATTCGTAATTGTTCAACAGTGAGTGATTTCATCGCTTCACGTTCTTCTTCTGGAAACTGATCAAGCAATTGTTCTTTATAGGCGTTCTCAGCGTTTTTAAGTCTTTCATAATCAGATTGAATAGCATCTAATTCTGATTGCCTTTTATTTGCTAAAGTTTCCCATTCGTTATTCTTAGCAAGCGCCTCTTCCTCTTGTTGTTTTTTGATGGATTCTAGCTCTGCTAACTTTGTTTCAGCTTCCTGTGCCCTTGATCTATACTTCTTGCTTTCTGCAATTAAATTACCAACTTCAGGGGTAGTTGGCTCTTGGTTCTGGCTATCAGTTGCCACCTCTTGCACATTATCTTGTACTGCTTCTGTTGTAGTTTCAGACATTCTGCCTTCCTCTTTAGTTAATTAAATTTATATAAATGTTAGTTTTTTTAAAATACGGATTATACATTTAAATCTATTATAATATCTTTTTTGCTAAATTTTATTATTCGGTCATCTATAATATCTTCAAAATATTGTTTTACAAATGCTTCATTTTTATCATTTAGACCATATACATTTCTACCATTTTTTGCATTGCCTTCAAACTTTAATCCATCTCTATAATTTAATTCTACACTATTTGAAGTTGCTCTTTGTGCTTTTAATGAATTAAGCATAACGCCTGTTAATCTTAAATTGGGAGGTGATACTTGTCTGCTTTTAGATATACCTTTTTTTGTTTTAATGCCTTTTACTTTTTTAAGAGCATAATCAATAGTGTATCTTGGAAAATCTCTTATTCTACCATCACCATCTTGGCTTATTCCTTTATCAGTATCTTCAAGGATTCTAGTTACTAGCTTACCGCCTAATATTAACCAGTCTTTTGCTTTTTGCTTTACTATATCATCTGCTTTCATTACCTTACTTCCCAACTATGCCTACAATTAAATCCACCTCTAAATCCAAATGGTGTATCTGAAGATAGGACTTGCTCTTCTGTAT